GTTGTTAAATTCGGTTGATAGCGTCGCTGCGGCTGTTTCATTTAAACGTAAACGATACGTAGCCCCGACCGAAGCACTATAAACAGTCCATGCGTAAGCACCTGAACGACTTTTTACAATCACCATCTTAGGCGCAACGCCCAACCCATGCCCAACAGTAGCCGCTGAACCCGTACCCGTATAAGTAACAATCGAAAACCCAGCCGTGGGGTTGGCGCTGACAGTTGACGTTATGCTGCCGTCGGTGTTGCTTACGCCGCTGCCATTGGCTTTCCAGTTCCAAAACGCATAGGTTCTTCCGCTATAATTTACATAACCAGCGGTGTCGTTTGGCAATGAGTAGCCATTGGAATTGAAAGAAGTCAGTTGCCCAGCAGTTGTATCTTCTGCAAGTGCGGTGTTGGTGTTCAAAGATTTATCAACACCACGAACAGTGTCATATAGCAGATGTGACGATGATGCGTTTCTGCCTTTTGCCCATAAGAAATCAGGCGCAAACTGCAAGCCAGTTACATTTCTAGCCGACCCTGTTCCAGTTTCTAGCAACACATCAAAATGCTTATTACCCGCCACAATAGTCGAGTCAGGCAGGTTGTATGTGTTCAGACTCTTAAAGCCAGCGGGCGGGGTATAGGCAAAGGGGCGTTGACCGAAGTTGGCGTCAACAAATTCTGTATTTGCATATCCATCCCAAAATATGTAATGCGCTTCGCTTGCAAGGCCAGTAACCGTGTAGATACTTGTATTGTTCTTGTACAGAGTTACTTGCAAAGTATCTGCGTCGTAAGCCAAGCCAATAACATCATTCGTTGCAAATGAAGTGCCGACAGAGCCAAGCGCAGTACCGTATCGAGAGACGTTCGCGCTACCGCTGAACACAACAGCATTTGCAGAGTCATACGACCCGGTAAATTTACTGCCAGCCTTGACCAATCCAACAACAATATTTGACGCAGATAGCACGAGGCCAAGCGTCAGTTCGCAGTAGAACTTACCTGTCGATGGCGCAATGGTTGATGTGACCATCACATCAATAGTGCCAGTTTTTGTTGCCCTCAAATTTCCATTTGAAATTGTTGTGGATGTGGGGGTAAACAGCGGATTCAACGTAGCATAGTTCGCCGCATCCTCACTCGTCAGCGTCGGCACATCGGTCATCGAGTCGTAGGTTGCACCTGCGGTGACAGAGATGTTGTTCGCCGTCCAGTTGTTGCTATTGCCGCTGGTGTCATAGCCCAGCGTGGTCGTGCTGGTGTTGTCGCTGAAGTTCAGATAGAACCCGTTAGTGCCATACGTCCCGGTGTACTTGATTGGTTGCCACACCCCGGTGTCCTCGTTGTATTCGCCGAAGTAGGTGGGGTCTAGGGCTTGACCGTCAATGAAGTTGACTTCGGTCATGTAGCCGTCGAAATGACTTCCAGCCCCAAAATATCTGCCAATGCTATGTGTATTTGTAGAATTAACCATGTGGTCAACATTCGCAATAGCAGTTGATGTTGTTAGCGTTTGCTGTACCCCGTTTATATACACAGTTAAAGTAGTAGAGGAAGCATCAAGGGACACAACCAAGTGATACCACGCACTAGGGTCACGCAAGTATGCGACAGTATCAATCAAACCTCTAGATGTTCCAGTTACAGTAGAAAGAAATCTAATCTGATTTGTGTTAGTAATAAATAAAATTTCAGTCCGATTGTTTGCATCTGTGCCAGCACTAAACAACCTTGGGAATGTTGCTGTCAAACTACCAAATTTAACCCACCCACTCCAAGTCCAAGTCTTGCGGTTGCCAGCAGACGCAGGTGTCCGACTCAAATAAGCAGACGCACTAGACCGAAAGCGCAGGCTGCGGTCAATAAAGTAACCTCCCTGACCTGATGCGCCAGCTAGGATGTTGTTACCTAAAACACTCATGAGTAGTCAGCCGTAAAGACAGCGTGAATAGAGGTGGAAGTACGGACAACATAGTCAACCCGGTCAACAGCAGATGCTGTAGTGGTTAGCGTTGGAGCAGTGCCTCCAGCAAAGTCCCAATAACTTCCCCATGCCAAAGTGCGACTACCCGTGCCGTCTTGCACAATGAAGATGGAGCCGCTTTGTCCAGCAGTTAGGTTGGTAGGGTTGGCTAGTGTGCGATTGCCTTCAAGGGTGACAGTGAAGTTGTTGCTATCGTCCATATCAGGCGTAATGGTTGCCCCGTCTGTCAGCGTAGTGATTTCACCACGAATACCAGCAGTGAAAGTGTGAGCAACAGTAGGAGAGACAGCAACAGTTTGTACTGCTGCGCCATCACCAACAAACAACTTCAGGTCAGTGGTGTTAACAGCAAGTTCACCTGCCGTGAGAGAACTAGGAACAGATGTGGTTGTACTGCTGTTCTTAGTGATGATTGTGTTAGCCATTAGTAAGTTCCCCCGTCAATCGTGGAAGATGATGTTAAATACCCAGCAGAAGCATGATTGCCCCAGCCATAAGCAGTGTCCCAGTTGGTCTGACTGCTAGTTGTTGGAATAGAATAGCCAGCAGTGAACGTGATAGCCAGCGTACCTGATGAAGTGATAGGGCTACCAGCAATAGACAAACCAGTTGGCACAGAGGCAGCAACACTGGTTACAGTGCCCGTGTAAGTCTCTGCTGTTAAATACCCACTGTCGTTAGTGAGAGTAGAGATGTTGTCACCTGGCTGAACTGAGCTATCTGCTAACGTGCCTTGTGCAGCCGTAGCGTAGGCGGTAGATGCTGTATAAGCAGCAGTGCCTAAACCAAGAGCAGACTTAAGGGTAGTTTCAGCGGTAGCATCTGCATCAATAGCAGTAGCAATCTCTTGTGCCGTTTGGTCTGCCGTAGCTGCTGTTTCAATACCATCCAGTTTGGTTTCATCTGCCGTGGTAAAAGACGCAGTGGTGGCAGCAAGTACACTGCTGTAGGCTTGTACATCAGTACCAATAACCAGCCCTAAGTTGGTACGAGCTGTAGCAGCACTGCCGAGGTCAGATAGGTTGTTTAAGACTTGCAAGAACCCAGCAGCATCTACAGCGGCAGCAGCCCATGCACTACCAGTGTAAACTTTTAGTTGGCTGTTAGCGGTGTCGTAATATAAAGCACCAGTTGCTAAAGCATTGCCGTCATTATCTGTTGCTGGGTCACTGCCTTTAGCACCTAGATAGCGGTCATCAAACGCATCATAAGCGGCTTCAGCAGCAGCTTGTGCAGCCTGTGCCGCATCCTTAGCAGATGAACTAGCAACAGAACTGGTTTGTGAGTTTTGTGAATAGGTGAGAGAATTGCTTGCATACGTTGATGCGTTAGCGGCACTACCTGAAGCAGCAGAAGCTGAAGAAGCAGCAGCCGAAGCAGACGAAGCAGCGTTAGTAGCTTGCTGAGTGACAGCAGTTAGGGTAGCATCAGTAGTGCTATCACCTGCTCCACCAATCCCCCGAAATATAGCCATTACTCTTCTCCTGTGTCAGCCTTCTTTGGGCGTCCTATCTTTTTAGGTTCTTCTTTTTCCGAAGAAACTTCTTCGTACTCGCTGTGCTTACGCATCTGTTCAATGTCATAGTCACTGCTAAAAGTGAAGATTACATCAGGTGCGTTCTTTGCTCTAAACTGTACTTCCATTCTTTAATTACCTCTCGTGTAAATAATTAAACAAAGGAAAGGGAACCCCCTATGGAGGCTCCCCTTATTTGCCAGCCTTAAGCCGGAACAGCGATAGCAACAGCCGACAGGTCGCGCAACTCAGCCACGCCATACAGCATGTCCGAGGTGAACAACGTGCCCAAATACTCTTGCTTGTACTGGGTTTGCGAACGAACACCCATCTGCTCAGCAAGAACGAAAGCGTCCTTGTGGAACATCAGAGCGAGACGCGAGGTGGTAGTCGTAGCCGTGTCGCAGTTGGTAGACACAAACACTTTCGTGCCGTACACGTCACCAATCTGACCGTTACGAATGGTGTTACCACCGCCCACTTCACCAACAAAGGCTTGCTCAGTGAAACGAGCCAAACCCATCAAGGTGTTACGAGCAGCCGGGGGAACAACCAAGTAGCGGCTGTCCATCGGAACGTCTTGGTCATCCAGCGTCTGAATAACTTTACGGATGCCAGCGTCGGTCAGAGCCGTGCCCACATTCGTGCCGTCAACATACAAAGTAGAACCGTCACCGCCGAGAACAGCTTTGTTGTAAGCTGCGGTGCCCGAACCACCTTGAGCGCCACGACCCAACTGAATCAGGTCGGTGTCAACTTGCTTAGCCAAAGCGTAGCCAGCGTCATCGGTGTAGAACCGACGCAGCGAAGCCAGTGCTTGAGCTTCCGTGATGTCCTCAATCAAGCGGCTATACTCATAGTGCTTGTTCACCAAAACCTGTTGCTCAGATTCGGTGGCAGCAATGAGCGTCACTTGGGTGGAAGCAGCCTTAGCAGACGCCGAGCCACGGGTGGGCTTCGGAATATGCAGGGTGTCACCCTTTTTGCCCTTGAAGGACATCTTGTTAACGAGGTTAGCCATAACAAGGTTCTTCTTGTAGGCTGCGATGATTTCGTCAGACCACAACTCGGGGATAAAGGTTGCCGCAGTCGTGTTCGTGACATGGTTAGTACCAAGTGCCATGATAATTTCCTTTCAGAATGATTTTTAGCGTACCCGACCTTCCGCATAAGCCGCCATTATTTCGGGCTGCAAAGCCTCGTAGCGGTCGCGGTCGCGGGTCATAAGTTCAATAATGTCTTGACGCCGATAAACCTTTTTGCTAGACATCTCACCAGTACCTTTAGCCGTGCCAGTGGAAGCGGTCTTGATGGCTTGTTTCCGACCAACCTCTTCAATCTTCTTGGTTGAATTGACAAGTTGTTGTCTCTCTTTCCAAGTAGAAATCAGTTCGTGTGCTGAGTCAAAATCGTATTGAGCATCAGCGCGTCGGAACATCTCTTGCCTAACCTTACTGCTTCCAACCCACTCTTGGAAATTCGCAGAGGTAACAACCTCTTGGAAGTCAGGGTGTGCCG